GAAATTTATCAGGTTCACTCTGGTCTACGCAAAGAAGGTTTTGCTATGGACCCACAGGGCGTGCGTGTAGTAGTTGACCCACGTACTCAACGCCAGTTAGCAAACTCTATGCCTATGCTTCCATTGGGCGAGTTTGACCGTATGATTTTGCGCCTTGCTCGTGGCGAAAAGAACGCAGTTGTAGGTTTTGCTACAGGAGCAAAGCAAACAACTGCTACAGCAGCACGCACACTATTTGAAGGCTCAAGCAGAATATTCTCTGTTGCTCAACTCTACCGTTTTTCATACATTCCAAAGAACTCTGTCTTTGAACCTCTTCTGGCAGCAACTCTTGCAGAGGGTATGACATTTGCAAGACCAATGTTTACTACTGCAATCTGGAGCACTATCACTAAGGGCAGAAATATTATTGCTCGAAATGTAGAAAAGTCAAAGACACTTCTTCCTGGAGCAAAAAAGGAAATCCAAAGAGAAGTCAAGGCTTTATCTGATGAATACAATCAGGCCATTCTTAATCGTGATATGGCGTATGCAACCTACGAAGAATTCTTTGGTGTTGGAAAAAATATTTCTCCAGCAGCAAAGCGTGACTGGGCAGATGAAATAAAGATGCGTCTTAAGGATGCAGAAAATGATGTTGCTCAAATTGAAGGTAGACTTAATGTTTACGCTACCGAATACGGTCAGCCAATATCAGTTCCATCAATCTACAACTTACGTCGTAGAATTCAGTATCTCAAGGATGCAAAGGACCCACGTTTTGCTGGAGATATAGCAGCAGCAGAGATGACTCTCGCTCGCGCAGTTGAAGACATTAACACTATGACACCCGAAGTAAATGCTCTTACTGCACAAATTGCTGCAGCATATGATGAAATCGGAAGAGTCATTGATAAGATTGGTCCAACTGGAGTACGTCAGGCTGACCTCTTTGAGGTTTCTGAAGCACGTTACTTAAAGGAACCATTTCTTGCCAAGACACGAACTGTTCAGTTGTCAAACGGACAGACATTAGAATTTCCTTCTTTTGCAAATCGTGACAATTTTGGCGAAGGCTATATGTCAGAAATTTCTAACAACACTACACGTACACTTGAATTCTTGGGTAACAAAGCATCAGTTGCTAAAACAATTAGCATAAGTGCTCGTTCTCCAAAGAGCATAACTAACGTGGCCGACCCAACATACTTTGATGAATTAGCGTTTGTTGTTAATAGTCAGATGCGTGGTGACCTACTTGTTGACAGAATTCTTTCTGGTCAGTCTCGTGAGCAATTGCTACAGTGGACAACAACGGGCCAGGGAAAGTTCTACATTCGTCAAATGGGTAAGACTCAGGATGAAGTAGTTAGAATGGTTGATGAGCAGATTATATTTGTTCAAAAATATTTGCCTACTTACGAGGCACGTCAACTTGCCCTTAAGGGTGAAGTTACACCATCAGCGTTGCGACGTGAACTATCAGAAAACCTAGACCAGATGTCTCCTATCCATCCACTTGACATTGAATATTCTAATGCAAGTCTCAAGGGTAATACTGGAGCATTTGTAGATGCCGCGTTAGCAAAGTCCTGGAAATTCTTGATGAAGCCAGAAAATGCTATCCGCGAAGTATGGGGTACTACACGCCACACGGCAATTGTTAAAGAAAGAGCAGAGGCTTTACTTGCTCAGGGACAAACAATTGATGTTTCAACATTAAATACAATTCACCACACTGCAGCAATCCAACTTGTTGACGAAGTGGCAAAGGTGTTCTACACAATTCCTCGCCAGCACCGAGCACTTTATCTTGCTCGTGGACTAGCAACGTTTCCTAACGCAGCAGCCTCTGGTATTTATCGTTACAGCAGATTCGCCGTTAAGAAGACTCCGCGTTTTGGTGGTTTCCTAAATAGTTACTACGGACTTTATAACTCATTTGGCGTAGACGAAAACGGTAATCCAGTTGATGACCCAATGAAGGCTAAATTTCTTCTTGTTCCTGGAACAAAGCAAATGGGACTTAATGATGGCAAGGGTGTAATTATTAATGCACGTGCCACAAACTATGTAGCCAACTTCCCAGGTGCTTCCTGGATGGTACCTATTGCACTTAGCAAGATTTACGGAAATAAACCAAACGACGAAGATGAAATCAAAAATATGATTGATTCAACATTTGGTAAAATTCCTGGATATTCTTATGATGAAATGTTTCCATATGGAATTGAACCAGACGTGCTTAAACAACTTGGCAACACGTTCACCCCAGCCTGGGCTCGTAACTTAGTTATAGGATTGACTTCAGACAAAGATACTACAAATAGAATGTTTGTTGATTCTTGGGTTTCAGAAAACAATCGTCAGTGGATTTTGTATGATATGGGCAAAGGGCCTCTACCAACAGATAAATCTGTTATTGATGGGGCAAAGAGTATCTATCTACGCAAGGCTCGCACCCAGTTCTGGTCACTTCTCGGTACACCACAATATGTAGAATCACGACCAGATTCACTCTATCGTGATTACTACTACGGCCTTGTCAATGAATATCAGTTAAAGGGTATGTCTTCAACAGAGGCAAGCAAATTAGCCGAAGAAGACTTTAACAAATATATGCAAGCAGAGACTGGCTCACAGTTTCCTATGGACCGACTCTTTATTGGTTCTCAGGATTCTGTTACATATATTACTCCAAGCCAAAAGGCTTTTGACAGAATTTGGGATAACTTTCCTGGACTTGCGACCAAGTTGCGTCAGGTTGACCCATCTGTAATTGGTCTTATGGTTGCAGACCTGCCTAAGGAATATAGCCCTCAGGTTAATAAGTTCCTTAACTCAACAACTGCTCGTTTTCCAGATGGAACAATGGTTAACAAGGCGCTTAAAACACCTCAGTTAGTTGAAGAAGAAATTGAAAAGTCTCGTTATTGGGCTGCATATACTGCAGAAAAGAAACGATATAATGATGCGGCTAAGGCTGCAGGATACCCAAGTTACCTGAGCGTTCCTGAACTTAAGGCTCAACTTAAAGACTATGCAGAGAATACTCTTGGTAAAAATAGTTTTGCCTGGTCACAAGAATATCAAAAGAATGCAACTAAGGGTAATCAGGCTTGGATTCAATCACAAGGTCTTGCAACAATTGTTAAAGACCAAGAGTTTATGAATAAGTATGGCAAGACTCAGTTTTGGCAACACGCTAAGGCTTTTGTTAAGTATCGCAACGAGTATGCAGCAGCATACAAAGATGCGCCAACTGGAACAAAAGGTAGCGTTAAGGATGCTTGGGCTAACTATCTTGCTTCTAGTTATGATATGTGGGACCCAGTGCTTCAGAGAATGATTACAAGATATTTTGAGAACGATAACTTGAGGGAGAATAAATAATGGCAGATAAACCTGTACCACCATCGACTGGAACCATTATTGTCCCACCAAAGGCTGACAAAAAAGAAAAAGTTTATATTTGGATGCCAGATTCTAAAGGCAACCTTGTAAAGGCTGATGCTTCTATAATTAAGAAGTCGTTTGCTAAACTTCCTTTGAACTCTCAGATTGCTCTTTCCGAGTATCTTCTTGGTGTATCTAATCGTCAACCTACAGATTCTGCTCGCCAGAACCTATGGAACGACATTGTAGATGGTGCGGTAGCAGCCTTTAAGGAAGGCAAGAAGCAATCTCCTTGGGATGTTCTTCAGGTAATGACCGATAACTCACCAATGAACCAAGGCGTTACAACAAACATTATCAAATACGATACTGTCAATGCAAACGCTACGCTCAACAAGATTGGCAAAGCAATTGGCTTTGATATGTCACTTCTTACAGACGCCGACAGAGCAGACTTTCTTACTAAAATAAATGCAGAGGCTGCAACAGGTAAGACAATAACGCGTAAGGCTACAACTGGTGGTTATGAGACAGTCACGACACCATCAACCTTTGACCCTAAGTCTTTTACTGAATCATTCCTCTGGGCTAAGGTAAACCTTGGAGATACCGCAAGTATTCCATCTGCAGCAATTAAGCAGATTGCTAATGTCTCTACACTTCTTAAGGCATACGGTATTAACAACTTAAGTGCTAAAGAAATTAATGCTCTTGGAGTAGAAGTTGCCTCTGGCACCAAAACAGTTGACGACTTAAAACTTGAATTCTCAACAAAGGCACAGAAACTTTACCCAGCCTATGCTGAACGACTTAAGGGAACACCTGGTCTTACTATGTCAGATATTGCAGAACCTATTATTGGGACTCTATCTAAGATGTGGGAAATGGATGCTGGTTCGTTTCAACTATCTGACCCTAATGTTTCCAGATTCCTTAACCCAGATGTAACTGGTAAGGCTCCTGCTCCATCCATAACAGATGTATATAACTTTGCTCTAAATCATCCTAACCGTGAAAAAACTAAAGCAGCAAACGAAGAGGCTAGGGACGCTGGCGTCGCTTTTGCTCGTGCTGCTGGATTTGGAGTTTAAATGGCACAAACAGCAGCCCAGAAAAAAGCAGCGGAGCAAGCAGCAAACAAAAAACTTCTTGCCCAGGCACAGGCTCTTCTTGAAAAACAAAAGTCTCAGTTAGCGGCTCTTGAAGCACAACAGGCAGCCGCTGCAAAAATTAAAACAGACTTTGAGGCAGAACAAAAACTTGCCAAAGAGGAAGCAATAAAGCAAAATGCAGCAGACCGTCTTGAGCGTATTCGTCTTGAGCGTGAAGCCAAAGAGGCTCAAACTAAATCAAATGCAGCACTTGCAGCAAATCCAGCACTAGGTGCCGCTAAAGGTTCTAACATTTTTCAGATGCTTGGCGGAATTCTTTACTTCAGTGGTGTGCCATTTACTGGCACCGACGGTGGAAAAAAGTACGTAAATGGTATTGCTACTGGTACAGCACCTGACTCAACAACTGGAAACACTGCAGCAGTAGTTGATACACCAGGACTTGCAGTTGATACATTTCGCAAAACACTTTCTTTATACTTTGGAGAAGCAGAATCAAAGAAGCCCTGGGTGGATGCACTCTATAAAAGCGCTTCTGGATACTACAAGACTGGCTCAACTGCAGAAGAGTCAATGAACTTAGCCTTTATTGCAGGTCGCAATGACCCTGCTATGAAACCATTTACAGATAGATTTGCACCAATTTACAAGTTACAGGACCTCAAGGCTGGCGGTGCTTCTGTTGAAGTGCCAACAATTGGGGAATTCGTAAAGTCTCAAGAAGCAATGGGTGACATATTTAGAAGAAGCAACCTAACTGACCTTGCTGTAGATTCTTATACTGGCGAGTTAATCGGCAAGGGAATCTCTGTATCTACCGTTGCCGAGAACATTACAAAAGTTTTTGATGTAATTGACCAGGCTCCTAAAGAAGTCAAAGATACAATCAATCGTTTCTATCCAACTGCAGACCGAGGCAAACTAGCCAAAGCGCTACTTACTGGTACAAAAGGCTTTGCCGAACTTGATAGAGAAGTTAAGGGTTACCAGGTACTTGCAGCAGCAGAGACTCAGGGTATTGGTGCTAACACACTTACTGATGGAATCACAGCAGCGCAAGCATCAAACTACGCAGCAGGTGGAGCAACATTCCAGTCCACACTCGCTGGCTTTGGTCAGGTGGCTCAGGCCCGTCAAACAGAGCAAAAACTTGCTGAAATTTCTGGTCAGAAGTCAATGGGTGTTGCTGGTTTAGCAGAAGCCGTAATTGGCAAGAAAGCCTCAGCACTTAGTGAACTTGAGAAACTTACACTACAAGAAGAAGCCCGCTATAAGGCTAAGTCTGGAACTACTTCAGCAAGCCTAGCATCAGAGCGCCGAGGCGCTGGCTTAATATAAAAAGAATCCTAATGGACCTATCGGCCCCATTAGCGTATAAGACCGATAGCAAGAGCCAGACTATTTCCCCTAATAGGACCTGAGGCTTGCGACTACAACGAATAGAAGGGTGGGTTGCTATGAGCAACAACTACTGGGACGAAGATGATGATGACCTAGATACCGAGCAGTTTGCTGGCGATGGAAGTGACTTGTTAAAGAAGTTACGAAAAGCCAAGCGAGCAGACGAGAAGCGTATCAAAGAACTCACTGAGCAACTTGAGGGACTTTCCAAGGTGCAGCGTGAGAGAACCGTCAAAGAAGTCTTAGAAAAGAAGGGTGTTAATCCAAAGGCTACACGTCTTGTCCTTAAGGACTTGGATGACGTTACCGAAGAATCAGTGAATAACTGGCTCGACGATAACGCAGACTTGTTCGGACTGACCGTACAAGAGGAGCAAGCATCTGATAGTAACGACATTGACCGTGCCGCTTTGCGTCAACAAGATGCCGTTACTCAGGGTGCAATAACCCCTGATAGAGCACAAGATGCATCATTAAGGATTGACGGCGCCCAAAGCGCTGAAGAACTTATTGCATTTATGCGCTCGCAATGACAATATCCGTTCATAGTCACTTGGAGGTGACGAAAAATGACAGCAACCACAGGCTCCAGCAATCTTGGAGGAACCGCAGGTAGCGCTGGTCTAGTCCAGAAGGCGTATGACCGTCTTCTAGAATTCGCTCTCCGTTCTGAACCACTAATTCGTTCAGTCGCAGATAAGCGTCCAGCACGCCAAGCAATCCCAGGTTCAACAGTAGTGCTACAGCGCTACGTTGACCTTTCAGCAGCAACAACTGCTCTTACAGAAACAACAGACCCAGATGCAGTAGCAATGTCTACACCAACATCTGTAACCATTACTCTCAATGAGTATGGTAACTCAGTGCTCGTAACACGTGCGTTGGAACTCTTCAGCCTTGCTGATGTAGACCCAGCAATCGCTAACATCATTGCGTTCAACCTTGCTGATTCAATTGATTCAGTTGCAATGACAACACTTCGCGGTGGAAGCAATGTAATTTACTCAGGTTCAACAGCAACATCAACCGCAACAGTAACAGCAGCAGCAACGCTATCTTCAGCAAACGTCCGCAAGGCCGTTGCGAAGTTGCGTGCTAACAAGTCCGTTGCCCGTAAGGGTTCAATGTACTGGGCTGGTATTCACCCAGAAGTTTCACACGACCTTCGTGCTGAGACTGGTGCTGGCGGATGGCGTTTGCCTCACGAGTACAACTCAAATGAAAACATTTGGGCTGGAGAAATTGGTTCATACGAAGGTGCTTACTTCGTTGAGTCATCACGTCTCTACTCAGCAACAGACGGTTCTTCATCTGCAAAGGTGTACCGCACTATCCTCTGCGGACAGCAAGCACTTGCTGAAGCAGTCGCTGAAGAGCCACACGTAGTTATCGGTAACGTAACAGACCGCTTGATGCGCTTCCGCCCAATGGGCTGGTACGGCGTTCTCGGTTTCGCACGTTATCGTGAAGAAGCCCTGTACCGTATTGAGTCAGGTTCATCAATCGCTTAGTTGATTGACGGGTGGGGCTAGGGAAACCTAGCCTCATCAGTAAGTTCACTAAGGAGGAACAATGCCAAACTACACATTCACAACGCCAGTTGCTGAAGAAGGCCCTATTGGGGACCACCGTTTGTTCTACTTCTTTAAGATGAACAGAGGTATAACTATCATCAAGTCCAGCGGAACATACCGCCAAGTTAGATATATAACTGATGAAACCCTTGATGACTACACCGAGGTTTATCGTGGTGGATATAACCACACAGTAAATGATGCAACAAAGGCAGCCCTTATTGCTGCCAGCGTAGGGATTACAGAAGCAAACTTTACAATACAGTAGGGGACAAAATGCATAGTCATATCAGCAAAGTTTTGGAATGGGGTTTCAGTGAGACTCACGATTTTGTGGCGACACTGTGGGGCTGCGTGCTCTGTGACCAGACATCGGATAAACCGTTTCTTGAAGAAGAAGATATAAGTATTGACCACACAGCCTGTGACGAAGATTGCTTCGGTTGCAAGGTTAAGGGTTTACAACTTAATGCAGGAGATGCCACTCGTGACATTCCCGACAGAAAGTGGAACTCTGAATTGGCTGCTTACCGAGAGGCACGTTCTCACGGAATGCAACCAGCAGGTACGACAAAGGGCCACATTGAAGAAGCGTACAGAGCCTCCGAAGTTCTCGGTAAGCCTTATGACGCTGACTCAATGCCTAAGTCAAAAGATATAAACAAAAAAACAGCCGAGGTAATGAAAGAAATAGGAGCAATCTAATGCCAAAAGTAGGAATGAAAGAGTTCGCATATACACCTAAGGGTATGGCTATGGCCAAAATGGAAGCCAAGAAGACAGGAAAGAAAATGGTTGTCAAAAAGGCTGCTAAGAAGATGAAGAAGGGTAAGTAAATGCCAGGTAAAAAAGTTACTAGGGAAGATGTTATAAAACTAACAAACCCTATGAAAGAAAGAGTTAAGATTACTGGAACTGCATCATCATCTGGTCCAACAACTTTTAGTACAAATATGGCTGCTAGTGCTGTGAACAGAAATGTAACTCCTGGGCGTCAAGCAACTAGAGATAATAGATTTGTTAACAATAGAGATTATGGACGTATTGGTGGAGGGTTACGATAATGGCAGCGAGACCAAAAGGCAGAGTCGGAGACCGTTACAACGACTACATTGATAAGCGTACTTGGTGGATTGAAACAACAGAAACCGACGAAGACGCAAAGCAAACAAAACGTGAAGTTGCAAAACTTGACAAGACTATGAACTGGGCATCACGTTCACCACAGCGCAGCAATGCTGGGTCAACAGCGGGCCAGCCAGGTGCTAAATTTATAAACAAGTTATATCAGCAAGGACGATAATGACAGACCCTAGACTAAAGCGGGTGGGAGTATCTGGCTTTAAC